TCACTGACAGAGGGCAAGACTTACCGTTTTACGCAGGAAGATTCCAGCAACTCAGGGCACCCGCTTCGATTTAGCACCACACCGGATGGAACCCACGGCGATGGGGATGAGTACACAACAGGCGTAACAACTGCCGGAACTCCCGGCAGCTCAGGCGCTTACACAGAGATTGAAGTTGCCCTTGATGCTCCGCTGCTGTATTACTACTGCACAAACCACTCCGGGATGGGTGGTGCGGCAAGAACCATTGGCGAAGAAAACAGAGATAACAGTCTTGCGTTTGGCCATTATTTGACGTTGCGCTCAAAAACCACCTTGGGCGATTACAAATTTCAAAACTACTGGGTCGGTGAGGACGCACCTTTTTTTACGCTAGACACAAACAGGCGAGTTGAGTTTGGCTTTTTGCCGTTTGCTTTTTCAGGCGTCACAATTACTAAGTCTGGGGACAACCAGCCTGCGAGCTTGTCATTCCCCAACAACGAGCTGAGTCGTTCGTTTGCAACGGTCGCAGTGCAAGACGAATATCTTGCCAACGTCCGCACCGTGTTGATCGATCCAAACGACAAAGAGGGTTACACCTTGATCAATCAGTACATCGGGCAGATTGTCAGCGCCAAATGGGATAGCAGTGCGTTGACGCTAGAGCTGGCATCAGTGTTTGATGCTGTTGGAGCGGACGTGCCACGCAAGCGTTTGACGCGACAGCTTGTTGGTCATTTACCTTTGACTAGCAGCGTTCGAGTAGCGTGATTGATCTAATCGGCAGACCGTATCGCTTAGGTGCTGATGGCACTGAAGCGGACGGAGCGATCGACTGTATCCATTTGGTTTATGTGGTGTTGGGGCGGATGAACATTCCAACGCCTCAATTCAAATATGACTGGTACAACCAGAGCGTTAGGCAGTACGGACGAGATTTATTGAAGTGGGGGAGTCGAATTGACCAGCCCGGTTACGATGGGGACGTGTTGCTGCTAGATCAGGGTAATCCTGTCTTTGCAGTCGTTTGGAGCAGAGGATGTCTCTACATCAATCGGCATTTGAAGGCGGTCGCATGGTGCCCTATCGACGGGGTGTCGAGCAGCCACTGCTTCCGTATGAAAAGCGGCTGATTACAGCTCTTGGTTGTAGTGAGCAAGAGTATCGACAGTTTGCGCAAGAGGTAGAGCGTCGATGCAAAGAACGTCCTGAGGATTATGCGCATATTCCTGATATTCAAAACATTGAAACAGCAGTTCTAGTTCAAATTGCCATTGGCTTGATCTTCACTGCGGCAGCAATGCTGCTGACTCCTAAGCCAAAGCAGCCACAAGGGGATCAAATTAGGCGGCGTCAGCTTGGAGGTCGTTCAGGCAAAGATGCTTACACACCATCCTTTGGCTTTGACAGCCTTCAAGAATTAGCTGAATACGGTCAGACCGTTCCGATCGCATTTACCCGGCGCAAGGGTCAAGTTAATCCTGACGACCAGAACGACGACAAAGGAACAGGCGGCCTGTTGATTTCACCGCAGTTGGTGTGGTCCCGCATGAAGAGCTGGGGCAGTTATCAGATTGCTGAGATTGTGACTATTGCTGGCCAAGGCAACATGGCGAAGCCTGAGCTAGCCGGAATCTTTCTTGGCAACAATGCCTTGGACGGCATCTATGAAGAATATTTTGATTTTTATTGGAACGGCGGGTTTGAGGTTTTAGGAGTTGGCAGCCGCCTACGCGCTTACAACTTGCGGTACGGCAACTTAGCTATTGATGGCGACAGGGATAACCCAGGGCTGAATGGTGCGGATCAGGTGTTTTATGCGCCGTCAAGGAATGGAACTGCGCAGCCTGCTTTTTGTGGTGCGTTTACACCTTCATCGCAGACACGTTTTGGCGTTTACAGCGGTGTCCCGAACGGCACGCCATTCCGCCCAAACTGGAGAATTGTTTCCGTCCCAGAAGACGCGGATAAAAAAGCAAAGAAGCAAGCCAAAAACCAACAGAAAAAATATGTTGATGAGTACTTAATGGATGAGCATCCTTTTGGAGGCGGCTCTAAAGATACTGACAAAGACGCTGAGCGATGCGGTCAGCCTGGCACTGGCACGAACTATGCAAGGCGCGTGGGAATCGTCAAACACAAAAGTGTCAACGGAACGGAAACAACGGTCACACACACGGTCAGGCACCAGCACCGAGAACATGAGTCTTGGCAAAACGTAAAGCGTGAAGTTGAGTGCCAAGTCGGTGACACTATTGACGTTTTAATCGGCAGGGACAGGCAGAAAGAAAAACCCTTTTCAGTCGGAAGCGATGTCGAGCCTGTCGATTTAAGTGATATTCGGTCTGCGATACAAGCTGAATCGGCAAGATACGACGCCATGTTTAAGCGTGGCTCAACTTGGATGATTGGCCGTACTACTTGGAAAGTTATAAGCCGCAGCACCCAAGAGGTTTACGATGCGTCAAACGCTGATCATGTGGCTAACGGAATCTTGGTAACGCTTGAGTGTATCGAGACCTGGAGCCGTCTTCAGAAAAAAATTGGCATCGTAAGTGAATCAGCAATCACAAAGAAAAGCCGCGTTCCGTTTACGCAGGTTGATGATGATATACATGAGGCATGGTATCCGCTGCTGAAGTATGAAATTGGGACTTTTCAAAACACCCGAGCTTGTGATGTAACTGAAATTGGAATCAAGTCACAGGTCTGGGCAAAGTTTGAAGGCATAACCAACTTCAACACTGTTCCGTCCCCTAGAAATCTTGTTAGGGCTAATGAGGACAATATTTCCTACACAGAAGGCAAGGTAACTTCATTCGCGCATCGGATGTCGTTTTTTGCTCTTGATGTACGTCCAAGCAATTACGACGAATCAGAAAGCAGCAACAAGGGTTGGGTGAATATAGGCCCTTACCTCTTTGCTGTTCTTGGCAACTCTCCTGTCGATGTGTATTCATTTATCAGGGTTGCGCACCCTGAGCGCAAGCAGTTTGAATACCGTCTCCGCCCATTTAATAGCGCTATCTTTGTGAACCAAAGCAATGGTGAGGGCGATGTTTTTGTTTTAGATGCAGGGCGAACTGGCGCGGAGTCTTGGTTTGGTGAAACTATTTATGGGCAGTTTGGGATTAGAGCCCGTGGGTATAAACAAGAGCCACGAAATAAGTTTGTTCACTTTGAGATGGCTGCAGTACCTGAAGTTGTTGATGTAGATGGTGACGGCAATATTGATATTATTTATGGCACTCCTGGCAAAGAAAACCAAAGTCTTGATCTAAGCCCTGAAGCGGTCAGCATTGTGGCTAACGAGACTGGCTCAGGCTACAAGCAAGGGGATGAAATCAACGATAGGACCGAAAGCAATATTTATGCGTTAGCTCTTGGAGAAGACCCGTACTTTGCCAATGACAATGCGGGACTTCCTAATGACACAAGGCGTATCATCGAAAACTGGGAATACACCCGCGTTTCAGGAAAAGAAGTTTATATGAGGCTACATTTGATTTCGTATGAACAAAACTACGATCACACACCCCGAAATAAATGGTGGCGTGTTGAGCGCGTTGAGCTGCGTAACTACAACGGCGATTACGAGGAAGGCGATACTTTTATTAAACACGCAAGCAACGCCAATGGCGTTCAATTTGCTTTTAAATACGAGTTTGTTAAAAATACTAACTCAAGCGGCACAGTTTCATTTAACAGAACCGCAACACGATTGTGGCAAAGATACAGCGGTGTTGCTGAGGTGTCTCACTACGGTGATTTAATTAGTCGTAGCTGCGATAGCGGCCCAGAGCATGAGCTTGTATATGTAAACGAAACATTGTCAGAAGAGACCATCCCTGACTACGACGGCTGCGCAATGGCGGGTTTGAAGCTCAAGTCAAGCGACAACTTCAATCAACTTGACCAGCTTCGGACATACGTCAAGAACGGCGTTGAGGTGGAGCGTTTGGTTGAAGGAGGCACGGGGTCAAGCAATCTGTTAAGTGACCTGCTTTGGTACTTGGTAACGAATAAGGACACCGGAGCGGGCAATATTCTGAACAGTGCTCTTGTGGACAAAGAGCTGCTGACGACGACTGGTCGTTACTTGGAAGCTAACAAGCTGTATTGGGATGACGTAATTACAGAGCCCGTCAATCTACGGAGTTGGTTGTCTGAGCAAGCGCCAAGTGTTTTGTGCTTTGTGTCGTTAAAGAACGGCAAAATGGGCATGGAGCCTGCATTGCCTTACGACTCGAATCACGAGATTGATGCAAGCGACCCGGTAACGATCTCCGCAATGTTCACCGAGGGGAACATCATTGAAGACAGCCTTGAGATTACATGGCTTGAGCTTGAAGAGCGCAAGATGTTCCAAGCTGCAGTTATCTACCAGCAATCACGAGTCAACCAGTTTCCTGAACAGAAAACACTGATTGCTTACTATGGTTCAGACAATAGTGATTTGCCGATTGAGGAGTTTACTTTTCAGCACATCACCAGCGATGAGCACGCTGCAAAGGTTGCCCGGTATTTTCTGTCTCTGCGTAAGAACCTGACCCACACAATTACGTTTAAAACGTTGCCCTGGGGCTTGAACTTGGAGGCTGGCAAGTTTATCCGTGTTGCCAGCGAGATGAGCCCATACCGCCCCGACAACAACGGGATTATTCAGGATGACGGAACGATTGTGTCCATCAATGCGCTGGATGACGGAGACTACAGCGTTTATTACTGGGAGCGTAAGACCACTGCTGTAAGTGAGGGAACTTTGCGCGTTAAAGACGGTAAAGCAACGGAACTGTTTGATTCGGTGTTTAGCTTGAAAGAAAGCGACAATAGCGATTCTC